TTCAACATGCCGGCGCGGGAGTTCATGAACGCGCTGTTGCTGATGAAGGCGATGCCGTGATGCATAGATTTCGGCGTTGCGATATTTACCTGCATGAAGTTTACCACGGAGATAGAAGGCGACGTACTGGGCGTCGGCACGGACGTCACCAAGGAGTTCAGCCTGTCCAGATCTCCTGACGTGAACGCCGCGCTGATCAGGTGGATGCAGGATGTCATCAAGTTGACTGTCGAGGGCATTGAGCGCGTTGACGCTAAGGCTACGCTCAACCTCCGCCAGTCGGTAGGCTTTGCAGAGTTGCCTGTCGAGCAGAAGGTCGCACAGGTCGCTATGGAGATGGCCGGCTACTGGAAGTTCGTCGAATACGGCGTCAATGGGGTGCGCGTCAACAGGGGCGCGCCGTTTAGCTTCCGGAGCATCTACCCAAGTGCATCGCACGTCGCAGCGATCCGCAAGTGGGCAATAGACAAAGCACTCGGCATCTATGCTGAAGAGATCGACGCGGCGGCATACAACATCGCCAAGTCAATAAAACGCAGGGGCATCAAGGGGCGGCCGTTCCTCAACCCGGTGCTGACGGATGCGAAGATGGATGAGCTGGTCAGCAGCATCGCCGAGGTCGTCGGCAAGGAAATTTCAATCTCAATGAACGTATGAGCATAACAGTTATATCCGCGCTGCCTTCGCTGCTTCCTGTCGGCAACAGCGACGT